ATTATGGTTTTCCCTTTCGCCGGTTTCGCGCTTGATTACTTGCCGTCGGATGAGGCGACCGATGCCTCGAAATCCGCCAACGCCTTATCGCTTATCTCCCCCCAAAATTTCTTTTTCTGGAACCTCAGCGTTTCCAACATTTGCCGCCGCCGCTCCGCCCCCGTCACTTGCGGCTTGTCAGCGGCGCCAACATTTCCGCCGTTGTTTTTGAAACGCACCAGGTCATCACCTTTAATATTTCGCTTGAGACTTTTGCCGCTGACATTCAAAAGAAGCGCGGTAAAGTAGGCGTCACGTTTCCACGCAGACCGCTCCGCTTCGTCTCTCTGTTTGTAAAAATGGAACGCCCGGAGGTTGACTTCCCCCGGCGTCATGCACCAAAAGTCGCGGGGCAGGATTCCAAGCTCACCAACGGCAAGCCGGAAATAACTGTTTAGGAACTCTTCCCACGTCCACGGCCTTTCGGGACCATTGCCGTCGGAACCTGCCCCGGTTCTTTTTTTTCGGCTTCTCCGGTTTCATCGGAAAAGGCCGATATCACGGCGCTGCTTAACGCCTTTATGAGTATCGCAAACTCGCCGGGTTTTTTTAAAAACGGGTCAAGCAGGGTGCCGACTTTTTCAACCGTGAGCGTCTTATCTTCGTGGTACAGCCCGGCCATGAGAAGTTCGCGGACGTTCTCAAGTTTAAGGCCAGTAGTGAGGCTGGACAGAAAATCGGCCATTGGAACGCCGACGCTTTTACTGGCCATTGTCAGGGCGTTGAAGTCAAAAAACAAGTGACGGGTTCGGTCAAGTTCGATAGGAATAGGAACGTTTGGCATATAAAGCCTCCTCTTGGAATGTTTGGAATATTTGGAATATGGAAACGACGGGAGCGAGAATGGAGGACTCCCACTCCCGCCGTTGTAACGATCAATCGAAACAGTATTGGAAACCGGATGGCCGGTTAGATTAGGACGCGGAAATCGTCAGCGCCCCGGTGCCTTTCAGGGAGAAAGACCATCCAACGGCGTCCTCGTAGGGGAGGTCGATGGAAAGGTCCGAAACGATGGCTTCACCCGTGAAGGTCTGCGAGCCGATAGTGATAAGGACCGTGATCGCGGCCGGGGAACCAGCGCTGAAATGATTGACAAGGCATTTCTTGGCGACGTCGGTTGCGATATAAAGACCGGCCCCGCTAACGGACCAATCGCGCCTGGCCGCTCCGTATTCGCCGACACGGTTAGAATCGCGGCTGGTTTTATCGTAATCAGCCTGGGTCATGGAAAGGGAAAAGTCCCGGCTTTCGGCCAGAGCATCACCCTCAAGAGTCAGCGTACACGCACGCCCTTCAACAGCAGAACTAGCCATATGTGATCTCCTTAGAGATTTTTGGATTTATGGAACCGCCGATAGCGGCCCATGTGAACGGATGGACTGTGAGAGAATTAAGGAATCAGAGACGCGGAATTACGATGGGCAAACCCTGAGAATGAATCTCAAGACGCCGTGTCTGCAAATCGCCGTCGGAACGGTATCGTCGATAAGCACGTCCGAATATTCGAGAACCGCGTTGTAGAGCGTGGAATATCCCGTGATCGAAAGCCGCGTACCCGTCAACGCCTTGCAGACAAGTGACATGATGTTAGCCGCCGCCGTATCGCCAAGGGACGAATCCCAAACGTGAACATGAAACGCAACGTCCTCGGGCGCGAAGTCTCGGGAGCCGAACATGATAGAGGGGCGGTCGAGAAATTCGCCGACGCGGATATATGGCATGGCGGTTCCCGTCGGGACATTGTTAAAAATCTTCGCCGCGTATGCGATGGTATTAGCGTCCGTTTTGAGGCGGGAGATGACCGCCGCGAGAACGGCCGAAATTCCAATCTGCCGGGTGATTTCTGACATTGGAAGTCCTGTAAGTTGCTGATTTTAATGGAAAAGAAATTTAAAGAAATCGCTTGACATTTAATATTATATAGTATATATTATTATCGAAATGACAAAGGAGAACAAAATGAACATCACAACGACGAAGCTAAACAACGGAATGGAAGTCTTGGCGAAGCCGAACGGCGACGCCTTCCATTATGTCAATCGCGCCCAGGCCGCCCATAAGGTTGTAGAGCTGATGAAAGCCGGGATCGACGCCCATCATCGCATGATCCCCGGCGGGCGCGTCTTTTACATCGTCCTCGATGATGACTCCCTGACAAGCGGGGTAAAATGAACACGCTAAAAAATTCCAAATGCCTGGTCGAGTACAATCCGGAGCGGAAAGAGATTTTCGCCCGCAACCTAACCGACACCTACAACGATCCGGCCATGTACTCCAAAACAAAGCGCGGCATCAAGGGCGCTTGGATCGACCTCGAAGCGGCCTTTAACGAAAACACCACAATGCACGACGTCGCCGGACTCCTCGCTGCCCGGAATATTCGGACACACTCTTGGTGCATGGTGGACTAAGATGAAAAAACAAACGGTCAACATCGCCCCCGCCAAGCGTCGCCCCGGTCGCCCCGTGTCTACCGGAAAGGGCGTATCCATAACCATCTATATCGCCCGCAAGGATTATGAAACCCTTGCGGCAATCGCCGCTGATAATCGCGGGACCGTAGCCGCCGTTATCAAGAACGCCGTCGCTGACCATATCGGCCGGGCCGGTAACGCGCATGATGATTTGATCGACGCTTGCCGCGCCATCGCCGCTCTCGCGGATGGACGGGGGCGGGCCAATCTCATGGAAGTCGCGGGACAAGCCCGAGCCGCCCTATTAAAAGCAGGGGGGAAATAAGCCCCTTATCCTAATTGACTTACGATATTCGAGATTCCCCACTTCCCGTAAAAATGCGCCGGGCTTTGCGAGTTTCGGAACGTGAAATAATCCCGCTCCGCAATCTCCCGGAAATGCACGGCGCGAGCGTCTAAGCAGACCGCCGCTTTCCATTGCGTTTTCTGTAGCCCTAAAAACCAATCCATGTGTTCGTATTCGACGCGGATTTGATCGTCCCATTTAACGGCGTCAAGCGCCTCCCGTCGGGCTAAGAAAAAATTAGGCACTTGATCGGCAATAACGTACATCGGCCCCGATTCGCCGATACGCTCAATCCGGCGCGGCATGGGCGTCCGATGCAGTAACGGCGGGGCCAACTCTAGGCGTATCCCCTTCGCGTAATTTTCGCTTGCGAAATATTCCCCGGATTCGCCTTTCACCAGCGCGGCGACAACGCCGATGGCCGGGGCCGCGTCGAGAACGGCCAGCATATTCGGAAGGCACGCGGCGTCGGCAAGGGCGATATCGTCGTCCTGGATGAGTATGAGCGATTCCCCGGCCGCCCGAACAATGGCATTACGGCCAACGCTGATTCCCGAATTAAATGGCAATTCGATAATCACATGCCCGGCGTTCTTTAGCCGCTGATACCGCCAACGCTTTTCGTCGTTAATCGGGCCATCGTCGGCGATGTAGAGCCGATAAGGAAGCGGACAATACTTTTCGATAGCGGCAAGTGTGCGATAAAGCAGGGACGCCCGCATGAATGTTTTAATCCCGATAGCGATAGGTTCCTCAATCTTGGCCGAACCAGAGCGCCTTTTCTCCGCGCTAGGCACAAGCGGCGCGGACACTTCGGGCGCTATCGCCGGTACGGGTACGGGCGCGGGGGCTTGCGCGGCTTCGATTGTCTTTAGGAAGTCCGCGTCGATGGCCTTGTTATCCGTCCAATATTGCCAATTCTTTTTCGGAGTTTTCCAATCTTCCCCATACTGACAAACAAGATAATCTTCGGGCGGGTCCGGAACGTAGCACCGCTGGCCGCGAAGGTAAATCACGCGCGGCGTTTCGTACAATCGCGCCGGATAGACGCGGGGGACGAATTGCATACACGCCCCCCACCGTCCCAACTCATCCGGCCCGAAGGCTCCGTACCAAACCTTATCTTGATAGGCACGGTAAAAGAAAAGGTCAACCTTGATATCATCCCGCTTGAAGGTTAATTCAGCGGCCATGCCCTTATGCGCCCAAGCGCGATAAATGGCGAATCCCTTTTCGAGAAACGCCGCCTGTATCTGATTCCAGAGATGCTCTTGATCCGGGGCTATGCCGAAGTCTAAATCCGTATCATGGGCGATAAAGCCCTTCTCCCGAATAGCGCCAAGGCATGAGCCGGAATTTAACCACCATTTGAGGCCAAGCCCTTCGAGTGTTTCGCAAACATCCGTTAAAATGCGATCCTTGGGCGTGTCAAAATCGTTCGCCTTCTGGCCGTATGTTTCCAGGTCTAAGACGCCGGGATTGTATTCGCTATCGGAATACTTGATTCCCCATTTCTGTGCGAACAATTGGAATCCGACAGTACGACGGCGGAATTTCTTGTATTCATCCGTCTCTTCGCCGACGGCGTGATTGGCCCATACGGACGGGACATAAACGACGCGCCAAGGTTTCTTCCGCTCTTCAATTTTCCCGTGAACGAGTTTGTATTTGAGAGAACAAAAAAAGTCAGCGTGTTCAAGGGCCGTCTTAAATTGCACGTCCCATTTCACCGCGTCCCATACCGCCCGTCGCATAAGGAAGACGTTTAGGGCCAGGTCACAGTAGCAATACTGGACGCCGCCCGCCTCTTGCCATTCAATCGGCTCTTTGAGCTTGCGGACGTATTTTGTATTGCCTTCGATCCAATGCGTCCCCTCGTAGTGCTGTTCATCTTTGCCGTTCTTTTTCAGCATGACGGCGGCAATACCGATTTGAGGCGACGCCGCAAGCGCCTTGTGGAGCCGGGCCAATACCGTGGCCTTGGTAAAGAGGACGTCATCCTCGACGACGAAGATGTATTTATACTTTTTCGGGATGAGCGCGATTGACTCGTTACGGACGCCGGAGACGCCGCAATCGAACGTCACCATGAGATGTTCGCAGTTCTGTTCCTGTAGGAATAGCGTCTTTTCGTCCGATGGCCGTCCG